TCATGACGCACCTCCAACAATCCTGTCATTAACAAGTGCGATGTTTCCAATCTCATACAGCATAGACAGGGCTAATACGAACCAATCATATGTAATATCGCAGTCCTGTGTATACTCACCATATAAAGCTTTTGTACTACGCCATAATTGATCTACAGACATGGAACCTGAGGAAAGAATATTTTGGACTATTCCTCCAACATAAATAAGAGAGGATTCGCTCCGTAAATGCTTAGTAGGCAATATCATATTGCGTCCCCCTCTCTTGGTTGCTCGAAGATATCACATGTCTGGAAAAAATAAGCCATAATGGTAAGCGCAGAAATCATCGCTGTTGGATTTCCATAATCTGTGCCGCATATAGTAGTAAATATTCGTTGAAAGACATCATCAGGCGAGACACAATCGTTAACTGCAACTTTATAAATTCTGTTCATTTCAGATGCCGTTTTTTCTTCGAGACTTGGGTCGTGCCATTGTTTAAAGAATAATTCAATCAGATTACTCTTTATCATTCCCGCTTCAAACAACTGTTTTGTCGCGCTGGAGAGTCCATTTGCTTCAAGCTTCTTTTGAGAAACCGGTTTAACCTCACCAGATAACGGCGCCGATGTCATTGATATGCCCAAAAGTGTTCTCTTTATTGATTCCATCGACAGATTGTTTACGTCTGAATATGTAGGGACAGCGCCAAGAACATCGCGGACATATTGTTCGGCGGTCTCAAATAGTGCCGCTTTCAACTCGTCTTTTCCTAAATGAGCAAACTTAATTTCTTTGTGCTCGGCTTGAAACGTCGTTAACTGCTGCAAAACATGCGGAGGTACCCCAACCTTGGCATTGTGCACGAACACCCACGTTTGAATTTTTTTACCCCATTTATCAAGTGCGCCAGCAAAGTCCGTTTTCATCTTCTCAGTAGTAGATTTATAATCCAATTCCTCTGGCGCATAAACTTGATAGAAAGTGCCTGTACTTAGAATATAGCCATCGCATTTTTGGTCACCCAACTGACCCCAGGGCCGTGTAGCAACAAAATCCCCAGGATATCGTGCACTCATGATTTTACTAAAGAATGACTGAAACTCATTTGCGGTTTTAGATTGAAACAACAAGTCAAACTTCATATCATAAAAGGCACGTTCCATGCTATCCATAGACATCTGCACCACACTTTCAAAATGGATACGAAAACCCAACTTGATTATAAATCATTGAGTAAAGTTTCTCAATAAAAAACTGCAAATAACTGGTTTTCGTGATAGCCGAATGGTGCACGATGCATATTGTTTATTTAAAAGACCACTTGAATCCGGGTTTTCCTTTACTTAGCCTGTGAGTCGTGCCCACTGTCAGGCATCGCCCTCTCCAAAAGCATTTCGGAATAATGCACTTTTAAATCATCCCGAAGCTTTACCAGCTTTTTCTTTGATAAAGCTTCTCGTCAATCAGTTCGCGCTCTATAAGGCATCGTTTATCTCTGTTTCTGTCATATCCCTTTTCGTTCGGAACAGTGCGCGTCACAGGGCAAAGATCGTTCCAACTACCGCGCTGCTTGGCATGGTATTCCTTCTGCTCACGCTTGCTCTGCTTTTGCAGAGGCGTCATCCGAATCATGTGAACACATCCTTTCCTTTGATTTCTGGTTTACGACCTTCTCTATAAAATCTCGGCACTGCGCCGGGTAGTTGGGATAACCGCACAGGAGCATCTTGTTCGGCAGTCCTCCCATGGAGTCAAGGAATGCGCCCTCGTCCTGCTTTTTGATACGGCAAAAGATCATGCGGTACGGCGAGTCGTCTCTGCCATATTCCTGCATAAATTTAACAGTCACCTGATGCTTGATGAACAGGCCGTCTGCCAGATGGTCTCCGACATCGAGAAACGCATAATACTTGTGACGAAGGGAAAAGCGTTCGAGGCTCAGATAGTTCTTCAGTTTTTCCTGCATTTGCGGCTCCTTCAACAATTATGTTACAAATCCAAAAAAAGGCTTGCTTTTTTGATGAGTTTCCGCTATTCTGAAATACTTCCTTCGGAAAACTACAATTTTGGAGGCGAAAGCTATGCAGCAGAATCAATACCCCGTCATTGATCCCGTGGCGACCGGCGAGAACATCGTCAGGCTCCGACAGGAGCGCGGTCTGTCCGTTCGGGATCTGCAAGCGTTCTTTGGCTTTGAAGAGCCGCAAGCGATTTACAAGTGGCAGCGCGGCAAAAGCCTTCCGTCCGTTGATAACCTGTACGCTCTTGGCGCTTTGCTGGATGTGCCCATGGATGAGATCCTGATATCAGCAAGGCCACAACTGAACATGATAGTTCTTGAGCAGCAGGCTGATGCCTGCTGCTCAGCCATTTATATAGGCCGGCTGTTTTGGATACGGCAGAAGTCCGAAATTGCTTCGACCATTTATTCGAGCGCCTGTGCTTGAGGAGTTGTCCGAGGACGCAACCTGCGGCTGCAGTTGCCCGACAGTGAGTTGCCCGAAGGCAATAGAAGTAATATCATCGGCTTATCAGGCCATTTATGGAGGTGTATGTTTGGCAGGTTGGGAAGACGGGTTCGCGGAAAGCAAAAGCGTGACGGAGCGTCGGTTGAAGCTCAAAACGCAGGATGCCTGATTGTATATCTGATTTGAAAAGAATCAGTTTTCATCCTTTTATTGAAGCTCCTGTTATGGAGCGATTTAAGCATTATGCAGCGTTATAGTTCATCTGCACCTGAACCGATCTCGGCGCATCCTTATCCTGCCGTACCCAAAACAGTCGGTCTGACGCTCGGGAACAGGTTATTCCTGCTTCCCGAGGTATGCGGTGAACACATCCGCGAAGCTGTCGTTGACATTGAAAGGCGTTTCGAAGTCCACTTTAGCGTTAACTATGCAGCGATCCAGCTCCGCAGAGACAGAGTCGGCTTTACGGTTCATCTCCGACAGATGTTTCCGGATCACATTCCGGTCGAAGTTGATCGTGGTCACGCGCTTGACATCGCACTTGTAGGAGACCTGATTGCCGTCAGTGTTGAAGCGGTAACCCACACCGCCGTTGGGTACGTTCACCTCGGAGCTTCTGAGCTCGGACATATGCTGGAAAGTGGCGATGTGCTGCCGTCTGCTGTTCAGGCTGACCTCGCTGTCCATATCGATGGGAAGACCGTTCTTGGCGGCGCGGATGCCCTTGGCAAGCGCCTCATGCTTATCAAGGAGATACAGCAGAAATCCGACCACATCAGTGATCTGCTCGGAGTATTCAGTGGGGGGGCATCGACTGTGGTTTCATTCTCAGCCTCTGCCATGACCTTCTTGCGAAGATAGGTGTTCTGCACCTTGGTCACATTGGAGTCCCTGCCGAGCAGACTCTGCGCCTCATCCATGAGAGCCTGCAGCTTGTTCTGGTATCGGAACGCTTCTTTCAGGTTCATATCTTTCACTCCTATCGTTTGATATTTTCTGATCGTATTGTAGCGCGGGTGGTGCCTGTTGTCATTGAACCGCCGGTTTAATCGGGTTTGGCCTCTTTATCCATCCACAATGTACGGTACAGAGCCGATTGTTCAGTCTTGGCACTCCGTAACGATGTAGTCATAGAGTGCCTCCGGCTCTTTCAGGCACCATTCTCTGCCGTCATCATAGTTTTCCCATACCTTGTAATCGTCAGTTGCCTCGTAAAGCCACCAACCGATATAATCGTATTGATCGTTGACCGCTTCTTTGAGAACCATCAACAGCGCTTCAAACCACTTATTATCACAGCCGAATGTGTCAACGCCGCCCGAGACTTTGCCCAGCGCTGCCGCGACTTCTTCATTGATAGCGTCCTGTTCTCTGATCATCCGCAGCGCTTGACAGAAGGTTCTCTTGGTCAATAAAGCCACTTCATTCTCCATCATCCATCTCACCGCTGAGACACTTGGCCTCCAGCAGATCTTCCTGCGTGTAATCAAAGGGGATTCTGCCCAGCCGGACGGTTTCCTTGAAGAAGAGCAGGGTCGCTTCCTCATGAGTCAAACCATAACGCTTGAGGATTTCCCCGGCTTGCTCGTACAAGTCGGAGTCAATCGTGAACTCAACCGTTTCATACGCTGGTTCCGCGCTTTGCGCTTTCTGGCGCAGGATCTCGTCCAGCGTCACAGGCTCATAGTTCCAGTACATACAGCCGACATTGTAAATCTCATTCTTGAAGCCGCTCTCGTTCAGTTCCTTCGCCATCTTTTGCTCCAGATCCGCTTCATCGGTGAAGTGAGAGTGGCCGTGGAGGTGGATCGCCTGATGTCGGTGTCCGTTGTACATTGGAATGAAGTAGTGACTCAGAATGCACCGGCGAACGGAACCATCTTCCAAGGTCACGCAGATATCGTCATAGTCCTTTATACCCGCGAGAGCCGCTTTCGCCTGGGCGTTATGAAGGAAGCGGTCGTGGTTTCCTTTGAGGAGAATGATCTGACCGTTCAGGCTCTTTATCAGGTTGTGTGCGTCGCCGTTTCTGGATTTCCAGACCAGGTCTCCGAGGACATATACGAGATCGCCCTTGCCCACCTTTGCATTCCAGCGGCGCACAAGCTCCGCGTCCATCTCCTCAACGGAGGCAAATGGTCGGTTATCGAAGCGAAGCACATTTTCATGCCCAAAGTGCAGATCGCTTGTAAAGAATACTTTTTGCAGAACAGACGCCTCCTTTATCCGTTTTCGTTCTCATTTCCGCCAATGCTTTTCCGGAGCATCGTCTCATAGTGAGCTTTCAGATCATCTCGCAGCGCAAGCCAACCGATTCGCTTGTCGAGAGTTTCATATTCCGCTTCTCGCTCAATGTCCTCGATCATGACGGAGATGGTCTTGGTGTCCAGCACTCCGATGTACTTTCGGATAAAATCCATGACCACAAAGGGCATATAGGTGTGTCGCCCGATGGCGTAGCGGAGTGCGCTGTTGATAATACAGCCGAAATCGTCATCGTAGGTACACTCGATCCAGCGTATCGGGCATAGGACTAAATCGTCCTTTCCATTGTCCGTGATAACGAAGCCCACATTGTTCTTATCGACCTTGTCCAGTATCTCGTCGAGCTTTTCGCCCAACTCTGTGCGGCTGATCCGCTCCATCTGGTCAAGGGGCTGTATGTATTTGAACTGTTCCATTTTGACCCTCCAATCCGCAGTTAACCGTCCGTGAAGATGTCCTCACAGACAATGTCCAAGCTGATTTTTTCGTTGTCCAGCTCGGCAACGGCGAGCTTTACATCGTCATACTGCCTTTCTGGGAGGTAGAGCGCGCTGCTGATGACCTCATCTTTCTCTTGGTCAAATATGAGGATGCCGGGATGCCCCCAGGAGTCGCGCACAGGACTCCAACGGCCATCCGCGATTAGCTCGCTCTGACAGCTTAGCCCCTCCATCACCGGGCTGATGCACCGAATGTACTTATTCCCGTCTTTTATCAGAAAGGCTTTCGTATAAGCGCTCTTTACGCGCATCTTGTATATGCAGCCCCATATGCTTCTGAACTCCCATTCCTCATCTATAAGATACAGGAATGCGCTTGTGACCACTGTCACGGACTCGAGCAGGGGCGTTCAATATACGCCACATTATGAACTGCCATCGCGTTTCCATCGGTGAACTCTCTGAAAGTGTCAACGGTGGACTTATGCTTCTCATAGTCCAGAGCATCGATAAACGCCTTGATCTCATCCATCGCGCCGTAGTAGCACTTTGTGCCGGAGACAAAGCTCGGACTGAAATAGTCATCCAGCGTCAGCGCGTAGAACTTTGGCAGGTGGCCGTTCTCTAACGCCGCGGCAAAGTGCCTGTCAACATCGAAGCCCCATCGCTCCGGGCTGAACTCATCCGGGTATTCATGGATCAGCCAGTCCTTCTTTTCCTTGATCTGCCGGATTATGCCTGATATGTCGTAGTCCGAATAGAGCCGAGCCCCCTGCAAAATATCGATGATCTCCGGGCCCCATACCGTTTCGTCGTATCCTGTGTATCTGTCGTAGTAGGAGCCGTCTTCCGGCGGCACAGTTTCTGTGATTTTGCCCCCATATGAGATGTACAGCCAGTCGTCCTTCAAAAAATGGTTCACGAACTTATTCGGGACATACAGCAAATCGGTAATACCCTTGGTGGACATATAACCCCAGCATTTGTAGTACCGTCCGTAGATGTACCATTCAGGCAAATCCTGCGCCAGTATTTTCGTTCTGTGATGTCCGGAGAACAGAGTCCCGACATTGCTTTCGATGTAACGGAGGTGATGATCTTTGAACACTCGAATTCCTGCTGTATAGAGAGGATTCTTGAACCCGTCCCTCATGAACCGCGTCCACCTCCCGCATCGAACTGTTCAGCGGATTCAAACCCGTGATACAGAAAGTGCATTTTGTCGACGCGCTTATCAATGTGCCAGTGTCCGCAGAACCATGCCTTGTACTCGACCGCTCCCTCAATCTTGTCAAGCCAGTGTTCGGTACCGTCGTCAACGGTGCGCTGGTCGATCATGGGCAGGAATACCTCTGTCGGCTCATACTTGAAAGGGCATGTATGTGAGAGAATCACATCAAAGTGCTTCTCCGTAATTTGCTGCTCAACATATGCTTTGATCTCGTCGGAGGGCTGTTCATCCTCCCACCAGCCGTACCCGCGTGAAAGCCGGTAGAACTTGTCCACGCTGTATGCTCCGCCGATGACGAGGTATTCAAGCCCTTCCAGCGTATAGATATCGCCGTCCCGTGCAAACAGGATATTGGGAAATGTCTCCTCAAACCAGACCGTGCCGCCGTTCCAGTCCTTCGTGATATAGGACGGGATGTTGGCCGGTCTTATTTCATGATTTCCGTGGATGCAGAGGATCGTCGGCTTGAGGCGGTGGAGCGCCGTTTTCATCGCTATGTCACGCTCATCAAGGCAGAAGTTGGCTCCTACATCGCCGAGGATCACGACGGTATCGGCAGCCGTCAAATTGAACCGATTGCAGAACCGCACGACCTCGAATGCCGAACCGTGAGTGTCCCCAGTAAAGTAAACCATTTGGATCGCAACCTTTCCGCGACTATTATATCAGCCTATCTGCCCAAAATCTTGGACACACAGAAAACATAATCACTTATCCAAAAACATATTCACTATGAAACTGCGCAAAAATAAACCAGCAGTCAAAACCATGACTCCCGGTCGATTGTTTTCTCCGCGAGGTGCGCTAAAATTCTTATCGATCCGTGCGTGTCAGGATGGATTTGTGGTCGCGCAGCGATGTTTTCATTGCTTTTACCGTGTCGGTGATGACCATCCTTTCATAATCGCTGCAATCTGTCAGGAGCATCGTGATCTCCTGACTGGCAGCCATAACGGAGCCGGTGAGCTGTTCGGCGAGGAGGATGTCCGCCGGGATGTCAAGCGCGTTTGCAATTTGTACGAAGGTTTCGAGGCTCATGCTCTTTTTCCCGTTTTCTATGTAGCTGACATAAGTGGGAGATTTGTCTATCAGCTCCGAAAAGTCCATCTGGGATATGTGGTGTCGCTTTCTGATGATCATGATTCGGTGCCCGATTGCGCGATAGTTTAGACTCATAATAAGAACCTCCAAAATAAAAAATGTCGGTTCCATTATAATGTCAAGGCTATATGATAATCCTCTCTTTATATCAATTTAGCCCGCAGTTGATATAATTCAGATTATAAAATAGTCTGCGGATTAAGTCGAGAGGGGTGAGGCGATGGCAGGGCGCGATACAACGGAGAGTCAGGTGATCGGCTCACGGATCAGAGCGGCTCGGATTAAGAACGGCATGAGCCAAGCGGAGCTGGCGGTGAAGTCCAACATTTCCTTGCCGCATATCAGCGACATAGAGCTTGGGAAAAGCAATATGATGCTCACCTCGTTCATTCGGATTGCTGAAGCCTTGCAAGTGTCCGCCGATTCATTGCTCCGACCAAATGTGCCGGGCGTAACGAGCCTCTACGAGAGCGAGTTTTCGGAGATCCTCAATGACTGTACTCCATCGCAGATGGATTCCATCTTGAAAATCGTTCGGGAACTGAAGCAGACCATGTGTAAAAAAGAAGAAGAATAACATCTATCAAAGCGGGTTGGAGTGATCCAATCCGTTTTTTTATTTCAAATCTAAACCAGAGGTCAACATCTTGACTTCTGGTTTATTTCTTTCTTAGCCTCCAGTTTATATAATTTTCAAGAAAACACTATGTTCCGGAGGGATTCTATGTCTGATCTGATAAAACGAGCCGATGACGCTGATCTCGAAGTCATGCCGTCTTTTGACTTCGTATTCGAAAAAGAGGCCGAGCAGCAGACGCAAATCGCAGAGCATCGTGCATGGCTTAAGAGCATTAAGCATGAACGCCCCCTACCGAAGCATCACTTCAAGGTTGCGGTCTATATCCGCTATTTTAACCAGACAAAACACGAGGACTACCTCGCGTTTCACAAACAGCAGTTTCTGGATACCATCGGTCTCTGCCCTAACTGGGAGTTTGTCGGTTTCTATGTGGATGAGGGTGGAACCGCGCCGAACATGGAAACAGCCGAGGAATGGTCGAGGCTCCTTCAGGACTGTTACGAGGGAAAGCTCGACCTCATTATTACCCAAAAGGCGAGCAATGTTTCCAAGAAGCAAACGGAACTCAGCTTCTGCGCGAGGATACTTGCCTCGCTCGAGAAACCAGTTGGCATCTACTTTATTTCTGAGGACATCTACACTCTGGCTTCATACTATCAGGAGGATTTGAAAGACCCGTTTTTTCTCCCTGTCCCTGATTGGCAACTGCTGCCCGACGATGCTCTCGATATGAGAGGTTTACTCCATGATTGATCAGAGCAAAAAACAGAAATTAGCGGAGCAAAAGGCGCGTGTCCACAGAAGGGTTTATGCCGAGGTTGATCCGAACAACTACGAGTTCATACCGGCTAAGAAGCAGATCGATTACTATGACAATGATGTTCCGCAGCGTGTCGCCGTGTATGCCCGTGTTTCGACAGATAACATCCAGCAGACCTCGTCCTACGAACTGCAAAAGAAGTATTATGAAGAGTTTGTAGTCCATCATCCAAACTGGACGCTGGTGAAAATCTACGCAGATGAAGGGATAAGCGGGACTTCGCTGGCACACAGGGACGAGTTCAACAGGATGATTTCCGACTGTCGCGCTGGGAAGATTGACATGATCATAACCAAGAGCGTTTCCAGATTTGCCCGAAATGTCGTTGACTGTATCAGCATGGTGCGAACGCTGGCCGAGCTCACACACCCGGTCGGCGTATTCTTTGAGAGCGAGTGCATTTTCTCCCTGAAGGATGACTCTCAGATGGCACTGTCCTTTCAGGCGACCATGGCGCAGGAGGAGTCGCACATCCGAAGCCGCAGCATGGAGACCTCGCTTCGTATGCGGCTCGACGGCGGACTTCCATTGACGCCGAAGCTTCTGGGGTATTCCCATGATGCAGACGGAAAACTGGTCATTAACCCAGATGAGCAGTCAACGGTAAAGCTCATCTTTTTCATGTATCTCTATGGTTACTCAACTACGGAAATCGCGGAGGCTCTGACTGAGCTGGGGCGAAAAACCTATCTTGGAAATGTTACTTGGACTTCCAACTCGATTGTTCAGGTACTTCGCAATGAAAGGCATTGCGGAGAGGTTCTGACAAGAAAGACTTTCACTCCGAACTACCTGAATCACAAGTCAAGGAAAAACAAAGGCGACAGGCCGCAGAGTGTCTATCGAAACCATCACGAAGCCATCGTATCAAGGGATGATTACATAGCTGTCCAGCACCTGCTGAATAACGCGAAATACGGAAGTAAGTCTATACTCCCCGAACTCCGGGTAATTGACAGCGGCCTTTTGCGAGGCTATGTCACGATCAATCCCCGTTGGGCTGGCTTTAAGGCACCGGATTACTTTCAGGCTGCCGCCAGCCTGAAACCTTCCGATGGCGCGGAAGATACCGAGGGCTATATCGAGGAAGAGCCGGAAATCCATGTTGCCGTGGAGGCCGGCGACTTTGATATGCGCGGGTTTGAAATCACCCGCTCCGAGTTCTTTGATTCCCACCGCCGCCCGTATGCGGTTTTCCAAGATAAGCAGATTAAGTTCAGCACTGATTGCGTTAGGAAGCTTGGTAAAAACAATATGGTAGAGTTTCTTGTGAACCCGCGAGAGATGAAGTTCGCCGTCAGAACTGCAGCCAAGGACAGCCGCCACGCTGTGGCTTGCTCGCGGGTGTCAAATGGGATTTACTATCCCAAGACCATTTCCTGTGCGGCATATATGGACACGCTGTATCAGATATTTGGATGGAACTCAGATTTCAAATATCGTGTTACCGGGACTCTCTTTCAAAAGGAAAATGAGGCCGTCTATTTGTTTAATATGAGCGATGCCGAAGTCTTTATCAAGCCCTACCTGATGGCAGGCGCAGCAGAGTCCGATGCTCCAAAAGATGAAATCAAGCCTCTCTCGGTATCCGGAACAAGGGTGCGGGCTGTGCCGCGGGAATGGATGAGTTCTTTTGGAAACCAATACTACCTGCATCAGCACATTTTTCCGCCCGTCGAGTCGCAGAGCGAAAACGATTGGAAGATACGCTTGGAGGGCCAGTTATTCGAAACAGGCGAAAAAATCCATGTTACGGGATTTGACGAACTCAAGTGCTTCATCACACAGGAACTGAGCAGAGGTGAATTGGAGGAGAAAACAAATGAATGATTTGAACAACGGACAGACGCAGGGGGTTCTTTCGGATATGCTGCAGCATCTTCAGGAGGCAACCCCCGACAGCGACACGGCCTTCACCCTGCGAGAAGAAGTCGACGAGCAGTCCCCCAACTCGACTCCCGTTGACGGTGATGTGATTGAGCTGGGCGGCGAGTTCGATTATGAGGGCTATCAGGTGGTTCGCCGCGAGTTCTTCGCGCATACCAACGAGCCGTCCATCACCTTCAATAATTTCAAGGTGTATGTCAATGCCGCGTGCTTGAGCAGGTTCCCATCTGTGGACTATGTGCAGGTGCTGGTCAACAGTAACAGCAAAATCCTTGCTATCCGTCCGTGCAGAGAGGAGGAACGTGACGCCTTTTCGTGGTGCGTCCCCGGCTCGACCAGGAGAAAGCCACGGCAGATCACCTGCCGTCTGTTCTTTGTGAAGGTGTTTTCCCTCATGGACTGGAACACGGATTACCGATACAAGCTGCTTGGGAAGGTTATCCACGCAAACAATGAATACCTTATCGCCTTTGACCTGTCAGCTACCGAGGTATACCAGCGCGTGTTCAAAGATGGTGAGAAACCCAAAACCTCCCGCACTCCCGTCTTTCCGGAAGGCTGGCAAAACCAGTTCGGATTGCCTTTTAAGGAACATCGCAACTCAATGCAGGTCAATATCTTTGAGGGGTACGCCGTCTATGGCATTAAGGAAAACAGCGTGACTACAACTGCGGAAACCGAGGGCGCGACATCTGATGCACACCCGGTTGAAGCGGCAAATAACAATGCGCCGGGAGGTTCTGATGTATGAGCAGCAAGACAGAAATGGTTGCGAACCTCACCCTTGATATGAAAAGGAATCGGATTCGAATATATAGGGCGACGCTACGCGCGCTCGGAGATCCGGCGTATATCCAGTTTCTGATCAATCCGGAGGAACTTTATATTGCGATCCTCGGTTCTGAGATTCCGCTGTCCGGTGGAACTGCAAACAGGGTCAAGATACCGAACTCGCGTCTGGATGGCAAGCTGTCTGTCGAGTTCTACAGCGCCGCGCTGCTCGACGGCATATATAGCATCTTCGGCGTGTTGGACCGTGAATATAACTATCGCCTTACAGGTGAGATTGACCAGGTGAATCAGGTGGCTTATTTTTCTTTGCGTACACTGAAGCGAATCGAGCGGAGGAAACTCAATGATGGACAAGGGGTATAGAGAGCTTTGCATTGACGCTGAGTTTAAAACATTGATAAGGCCGCTGCGCCGCGATGAGTATGCCCAGCTTGAGGCGAACCTCGTTCTGGATGGATGCCGTGACCCGATCATAGTATGGAATGATGTCCTTGTCGATGGGCACAACCGCTACGAGATCTGCAATCGGCTTCATATCCCGTATGCGGTTCAGGAGATCGAGTTCGACAGTCGAGAGGACGCCATCGTCTGGATATGCAATAATCAGCTCGGCCGCCGAAACATTACGGAGGAAACCCGCAAGTATCTGATTGGCCGGCAATATGAAGCAGAAAAGGTCGTCGGCTTTCGCAGAAACACGGATGGGCATAACCAGTACACGAGAGCAGACGATTATGACGAGATAGACGAGCCCAGTGATATGAGCGGCAAGGAACGCAGGGAAAGCGGCCGGCGTACCGCAAACCGGCTCGGCACAAAATATCACGTTTCTTCGGGAGCTGTACAGAAATACGGGAAATACAGCGCCGCACTGGACACGATTGCAGATAAAGCGCCGGAACTGGTTCCACAGATCTTGTCCGGCAATTACAAGATTTCACACGACAATGTCGTTGCGCTGTCAATGATGGAGGCTGAGGAAGTGCGGAAGCTGAGTCAGAAAGTCGGGCATGGGGCGGCGCCATTCATTCGATACAGCGAGTCGCGGAAGGATTTCACCGATGAACCGGCGCAAAAGCCGGGGCCGAAGCCTCCAGAATTACCCGTAATAAAGACGATGCCCACATTTGATCCTGATGCAGAGGTCACCGGGCTGACTCTCACGATCCCCTCGTGGACGAGCTCTATTGATCGAACAAAAGCCGCTGCGGACTTGCGTACCGTTTCGCCGTCAGCGAAGAGACGGCTTGAAGATGCCTTGCTGTCGCTGCAGAGCAAAGCGCAGGACATGATCCGCGCGATAAAGGAGGACTCCTGATGCCCGATTATAGTATGTTCGTCCCCCATGTTCATTTTGAACTGATCCCAATAAAGAACTTGGTTTCTAATCAGGAGTACCAGCGGAACCTGTCATGGCGTCATGTGCAGAACGCCGCAGAACACTTCGATTTGTACCAGATCAATCCGGTCAAGGTTAGCTGCCGGGAGGGTTCCAATTATGTCTTTAACGGCCAGCATACCATAGAGATCGTGGCGCTCGTTTCGGGGTCACGGGATACGCCGGTCTGGTGCATGATATACGACGATTTGAATTATGAGAACGAAGCGTTTGTCTTTGCCAATCAGATGAAGTTCGTAAAGCCGCTGAAACCCTACGAGGTGTTCATGGCCAACATTGAGGCCGGGAGCGATAAGCAGCTCATCATCAGGGATTTGGTAGAATCGTATTCTCTATCCATCGGACAGGTAAAAGGCTACGGTGTGATCTGTGCCGTATCCGCGCTGGAAGGGATCTACGATAAGTTTGGCTACCATGTATTAGACCGTACCCTGCGTCTGTGCGCGGGGACGTGGGAGGGAGATATGAATTCGCTGTGCGCCAACTTCCTGAACGGTGTCGCAAGGCTTGTGAATACCTACGGGGACAAGCTAAAGGACGAGCTTTTCAAGGAGCGAGTCGGCGCTACCTCGGTCAAACAGCTCACCCGCAACGCAAAAGAACGGCGTCCGGGTTCCCTCGGATTTGCAGAGGCCATGCTTGTTGCATATAACAGGAAATGTAAATATCCTCTGGTTTGGAATAAACTCTATGAGAAAAATCTCGGCACGAGCGACGCGCTGGATGTCGATGTCGATCTGCCAGATGATGAAGTGGACGAAGCGGAAACCGTGGAAGAATAAAAACTGGGTTCCCCTCAAACTCCGTGGGAAACCCAGTTTGCAGTCTTTATTGTTCAGAGCTTTAGCGAGAATGCCGGTCGCATATATTCAACAGCGCCTCGGCTCAGTCCAAATCTATCTGCGACCCTTTCCCAGCTCTCCTGCACCGTTGTGACGATGTCTGATGCGGCTTTCTCCGCTTCTGCCTTTGTCAGTCCGAAATATTCGGAAACCTCCATCGCCAGATCCAGATCGATGCTGTTGTCCAGCTCGGTCACATTGAGCGAGAGTCGGTCGCCGGATGGGATCGGGTTCACATCAAAGAGCGGAGAGAGTTTCCAGCCGGACGGCGTCAGGAGGAAACCGTGGTTGCGAAGATGGTCATCCGTGTTGGACACCGCCATATTGAATACGATTCGCTTCCAAAGCTCCTTGAGATCACGCTTTGGTTCCGCACCGTTTGCGCGGATAAAGGCGGCTATATCAAGATAGCTCGTTCCGTCCGCGCCGGAAGCGCCGTCAGTTTTGCCCAGCAGCGTCATGGCGGAGGCGAAATGAATGCGCCGTTTACCATCGCGGTCAAAGCGCTTTGCCAGAAAGGTGCTGCCATTTTTTGAAAAGGTTTCGAGCTTTGACTCCGGCGCATCCAATGTGCAGCGCCGTGCCAGCTCATGGACAACTTTTTCCCATGCACCGGTGTTGCTCTCATCGTGCTTGGATGGGAACTTGGCTATCCAGAGTGAGCCATCGGTTGCCTGGACGGTCGCTTTCGGTCTGGCTCCTCCCAGAGAGGAGCCGGGAGCCAGGAGCTCTTTCAGCCAGCGCTCGTCGAGTCCGCTGTCGTCATTCTCAAATGCGATGGAGGCGTTCTCCAGCGTCCGCAAGTTGATCCACGGAGGCGTGGCGTAGGCTTTCTCGTTTGAAACAAACTCTCCGCCCTCCTCCAAGCTGAATCGAAGAGCGCCCATACGGGATTCATCATATACGCCGAGCAGGAAATCGCTATCCGTCAGCTTGCGGGGTTTGCGATCCTCTTTTCGCGCTTCGATGGCCTCTTTTCGCGTCATGAGGAGCCGACCCCAGCGATCAGGACAAGAGTCCGCGAACAGTCCAAATAGCTTCTTATCCAACGGAGCATACTGCCGCCCCTTGTAGAGCGAGAGATCCGGGTCAAGAGGGTATGCGCTCTCGAAGGAGCTCAGCCATTCCGGGGTGTATTCAAACGAGAAACTCTCAACCCCTCTTACAAACGAGGCGCGCAAGATCCCTACCAGCGACGGGGCTGCGGCGCGCCAGTTCTCATATACATATATCGTTTTTTCGGCCTGAGCCATACTAATCACCTTTCTTTGGCGCCCGTTTCCTCGTTGGCAGTTCAAGGTCTTGCAGCTTCCGTCCAAACTCGTCGTCTTTGGCGATCAGGAGCAGGTCTGCGTCCAGATTGTTCAGCGCGTGAAGGACAGCAGCATAGGAGCCTATTGCAACGGTTGAAGAGCCCTTTTCTATTGAGTTTAGCGTCTGCCTGCTGATTCCTGCCCGTTCCGCAACGAGCTCGGAGGTCAGCTTTCTCCGGAGCCGCGCCAGCCTGATCTGCTCACCCATCCGCTCGAGTATCTCTCGGGTTCCGGGCATGATAACCGCCGATTTCTTGCTCATTCAATCACCGCCGTTCTTGTAATGTCTAATATAATATACAAAATTAGCGATATTGTCAAGTGTATAGGCTGTTATATTACTCGGCAGTGATGTTTTCTTCTACGATATAGCCGCCCCCGAATATGATATCCAGCTTTCCGCTTGGGTAGACCTTGATGCATTCAATCATTTGGCGGACAATGGAGTCGTCATATTGAAATCCACTTTGCTCCCGTTCGGAGATGACTCGCTGAATCTGGTCGAGGCGGTCATTGGGAGAATTGTCCGAGCTGGCGAGCTCCTGTATGGCGTTGATTCTGTTCTTGAGGAGCGCAATCGTATCCGAGATTTGTTTGAACTCATCCTCGCGGCTTTCAATGTCGTTTCCGGCCTGAACGCTTTCACTGATCAATTCAAGCATTTTTCGGTTCAACGCATCGACTTTGCGCTGGAGCAGGTCGACTTCGTCGGAGCATCCGTTCAAGCCGATTGCCTCGCCAATGGTTGCTTTCATAAGCGCCATGTAGGTGGGTCTGTCCTCCTCGTTAAATCTGTTGAGCGCTCGCATGATGGCGTTTTGGAGTGCTTTCTCATCGATGGTGGCGGATTCCTTACAGTACTTCTTTCCGTAGTCGAGACGGTTTATGCACCGCCAGACGACCCTTTTTTGCTTATAGGCAGTCCATGTGACTCTCTTATAGCGGCTGCCGCACTCCCCACAGATCAGCACATCCGTCAGGGCAAATCGAGAGTATTTTCCTGTCGAAGTGATCGAGGATTTTGTGGACTTCGGCGCTACCGTTTTTCTCCTGATGAGTTCTTCCTGAACCTTGTGAAAAGTATCACGGCTGATAATTGCCGGATGGCTGTTCTGTACATAGTACATAGGAGCCTCGCCCGTGTTCTTGCGCCTTGTCTTAGATATGCAGTCGACGGTCACGGTCTTCTGGAGAATTGAGTCGCCGCAGTATTTTTCGTTTGCAAGGACATTGGCTATCATGGAGCTGCTGAAGGATAAATTCTTACCGGGGATTTCGGTGTGTTCAGCTTTTAGGACAGCCGAGATGCGGGGAGGCGTTTCGCCGGCAAGGTACATATTGAAGATTCGCATAACGATTGCAGCTTCGTCCGGAACTACCTCCGGCATTCCATCCTCGCCTTTCCGATATCCGAGGAGCTTCTTGTACATAAAGATAGAGTTGCCATCCTCAAATTTTTTGCGATAGCTCCATGTGATGTTTTTGCTCATGCTTTCGGATTCGGACTGAGCGAAACCGGCGTATATAACGAGGTAGAGTTCGCTGTCGATCTTGAGTGTGTCGATGTTCTGCTCCTCAAAAAGCACCCCGATGCCTCTGGATTTCAGGATTCGTACATGATCCAGACAGTCCACCGTGTTTCTGGCGAAGCGAGATACTGACTTCGTGATAATGTAGTCGATTTTTCCGGAGAGGCAGTCGTTAATCATCTTTTTGAACTCAGGTCGTTTATCGGCACGAGTTCCAGAAATGCCCTCATCGGCATAAAGCCCCGCAAATTCCCAGTCTGTCCTTGCGGCGATCATCTCCGTATAGACCTTCTTTTGCGTGGTGTAGGAAGTGAGTTGTTCCTCGCTGTCCGTGGAGACTCGGCAATAAGCCGCCACGCGCTGCTGTCGGTACTTTTCCTTATCTACGATCAGGGAACGCTTCGGCTCAATGACCGTGATTGTCTTTTTCGGTATCTTGGTTACTTGCATTGTCATCATCTCCGATTTCCGTGTCCGTCTTGGTATGAAGGGTGATCCTGCCTCCGTCGTCAAGGGATATGTAGCTGACGAGATCGGTGAAGTGGCTTTCGCTGAACTTCTCCTGCGGCGTCATCATCTCAGCGCGTTTTCTGGCGATAGAGGCAGCGATGTTAATTCTGGTTTCGCTTTCTCGGTAGAGCTGACTCGCCATTTCCGCAGTTTTGGCAATTATGAGTTCTTCATTTGGATTGTCTCTCTCAAGCTCGAGGCTGATTTCGTTATTCAGCTTCAAGACAGCCGGAGACATCTCAGGCCGTTTTTTGCGCCGTGGAATCAGGAGCCTTGTGTTGTTGATGATTCGATTCATCAGCACATTGACCTTCTCCAAAAGCTGCGTGTCGCCAATACGGACCTTGATTCCGCACTCGTCATTTGTACACATCCAGCTTTCACGGATGCGGTGTTTGGTGCTGACGCGCCGTTTCATGGGTGCGCCGCACTGTTGGCAGCGAATATAATCCCGCAGGAGGTTGATTGCCCCGGTATCTTTCTCAAATGTATTGCGCTGTCTGGCGGTTTTCAGGCGGATCGCCGTTTCGTAGAGTGTTTCATCAATAATGGGGTCATATTCATCATCGCCGGTGTATTTGGCATTGTCGATGATTCTGGCGATACGCGCTTTATCCCATGTGTCTGTGCGCTCGCTATAGGGTATCTTTCGCCCGGTCAGTTCCTCGGCAATGGCTTTCAGCGATGCGCCGCTGATGTAGGCATCGAATATTTCCCGAATAACATCGGCTTCACCATGTTCGATGACCGTCCTGCCGTTTCGGATCGTATAGCCATATGGGATGTAGCGTATCTTTTTCATGTCCAGATTCTCCTGTTTCAGATCAGCTCTGTGAATCTGAGGCCGCCGATCACAGTAAGCGTCATTTCATCGTTATGGTCAATTGAGATCGCCTTTACGACCTCAGTAAACAGCTTTTCGTCAAAACGTTCGAGCGGATCTTCCAGTTCTTCCAGTATGGTTTTCAGGTGCTTCACATCGTCGAGCATTTGGATGATATGGGAGTCCAGCTCCGTCTGGCGCTCTTTTTTCAACTTGGCAAGCTGGTTGTTGATATCTCGGGACTGGGTTTGATGCACTTCGGGAGCGAGGTAACCTTTGGTGCGGAGCTGTTCGAGCATGAGAAGCTTTGCGTTCAACTCGGCTATGCTCTGGCTCATCTCTCGTGCGGCGGTGTTGTTTTTCTTATATAGCAGGACGGCCGACTCAAGCCGGGATATGACCTGCCCGAGTATATCCTCCTCTCCGAAGCGGAGCTTGTTCACCATAGCGGTGAACCCGTCGTAGATGCGTTCTTCGCTGTAGTAGCTTGATTCACAGGCGTTTCGGTCATTTATATGTCGGCAGCAAGCCCATTTGACGGTTCCAGAAACGAGCCGTCTACGAAAATACGAGCCGCACTCAGAACACTGAATGCGGCTCGTAAGAGGATATATGTTTTGTGTTGCCACTTTTGAGAAGTTCTCCTGCCTCTTTTGCAGAAGCGCCTGAACTTTACCAAAGGTGTCCTGGTCGATCAGCGGCGCGTGAGTCCCTTTCGCATAGAACTGATCCTCCTGACCTCTGTTGGCGTATTGCCTAAACGGGACTGTCGTATCTCGGTAGGTTTTCTGATAGCGGCAATCGCCAATATATCTTTCGTTTCTTAAGATGTAAGCAACCTTTGCGGAGCGCCATGTTCCTTTACCTGTCTTAGTCTGGATGCGTCGGTTATTCAGCTCCCGAGCAATTTCGGTTGTGGAGCATCCGTTCAGATACATTCTGAAGATCGAGCGGACGATTTCAGCTTCCGGTTCGTACACTGTCAGTTCCTTGTTCATGAGACGGAATCCGTATGGGGCGTTGCTGTCCACATATTCGCCGTCCTCCATGCGTTTTACGATGGAGAGACGCTGGTTCTGGGAGATCGCCTTGGATTCTTCCTGCGCGATAGCGGAGAAGGTGTTTAGGAGCATCTCGTCGCCAAGCGCCAGCGTGAAGATTCCTTCCTTTTCGAACTGAACGCCGATGCCGAGTAGCTTTAGCTTTCGGACATACACGAGGGACTCTTTCGCGTTTCTGGCGAACCGTGACACGGACTTCGTAATAATGAGGTCGATCTGGTGAAGCTCACACATACGGATCATCCGTTGGAACTCTGTGCGGTTCTCGGCGTTCATCCCTGAGAGTCCTTCATCTGCGAATATTTCCACCAGTTCCCAATCCCTGCGTTTCTGGATCATGCTGGTGTACACTCGAATCTGGTTCGCGTAGGAGCTCTGCTGATCTGCCGAATTGGACGATACTCGACAATAAGCAGCGACTCTGGACTTAGCCATAGCCTGTCGTGTGATTGGCGATATCAGTCTTGCTTCGGGCATCAGCGGCAACTCCCTTTCTCAAAAGTGATTATGTTTTCGTGCTTTTTGTATATGTTTTGGTCTGTATCATAATGTGATACAGGCCTCCGGTTGGCCGGCAACACACAGTATACCGACACCTTTTCCGAATAGCTATACAAATATGAGGAAAAGATTTAATCAGCTAAAACGATGTCCGCTCCGGTCAGTTTGAGATAGTAGTTTTTGGCTCTCAGGTATTCCTTCTGGGTGATGGAACCAAGGCCGAGCATTTCTTTCAGAACGCTTATAATGAAGAGATAGTTGGCGTTTTTGGTGTTCAGATGCGATATCACAGCCTCACCACCTCCCACAACATCCTAATCCGGAACGCTTCTTTTTTCCCCGGTCGTTAGGATCACAGTCGGATTCGTAGTCGCTGTCGTAGTCCTCCGGCTCACAGTCTCCCGTATAGCATTCTGCACGCTCCCGCGCATTTCTGTGTTCTTCCAGTTCATCCATGAACCTGTCCATGTCGTAGTCGCTTTTCAACTTCTTAAAATTGAAAACGCCACGACCGGGAGCGCAGATTCTGATGCCTTTCTTGTCCAGGCAGGCCATGAGGTCAAAGGCAGAGAGAAGGCTGTCGCTGAGCTGGCCAAGGCTATTGACCACCAGAATGTCGAACGCGCCCTCATTCGCTGCCTGCAACATCTGCGAAACGCCATATCCACCACGACGGCGGTTAAAGTCGATAGAGACACCGGCGACTGCGAGATTCTGGGTAGCCGCAAAGGAGCGGAGCGTTTCCTCCAGCGAATTGTAGTAGGGATCAGGTGTGTGGGTTTTCCTTATGTATATCCATGCGCGCTTTTGGGCGGCAGAGCTCGCCTCGATGTGATTCTTCAT